TACAGCCACTGTATTAACACAAACTGTTATTGATGAATTTATTATGGCTGCAGAGCATAGAATTAATACTGAATTACCTATGGACTCAGACAGAAAAGTTCAAGAAGGTACTTTAGTTGCAGATGACAATACAATTAATTCACCAGCAGGAGCTTTATTTATAAGAGGTGTAGAAGTATTTAATACTGCTAACACTACTGAAGAAGGAACTTGGTTAGAGAAAAAAGATCAAACATATTTAACAGAATATGTAGGAAAATTAACAGGACCAGAAGGTGATTTAACAGCACAAGATGTTACAGGATTACCTAAGTATTATGCCATGTTTGGTGGCGCTACAGGTCTTACAGACTCAACATCTGGAGGACTATATTTAGCCCCTACACCAGACGCAAATTATAAATTTAGAATATATTATAATGCAATGCCCGTAGCATTATCTGGATCAAACACAACAACTTATCTTAGTAACTACATGCCACAAATCTTATTATATGCTTGTTTGGTAGAAGCATTTGGATTTTTAAAAGGTCCAATGGATATGTTGACATTATACGAAAATAAATATAAAACAGGCATACAACAGTTTGCAGGAATGCAAATTGGGAGAAGAAGACGAGACGATTACACTGACGGTACAGTTAGAATAGAAGTTAAGTCACCTTCACCATAAAAAAATTAGGAGATAAATATTATGGCAATATCATCAGCAGTTTGTTCAAGTTTTAAAAAAGAATTACTACAAGGTTATCACGACTTTGATGCTAACGGATCAGGTGGAGATACTTTTAAAATTGCTTTATATACAAGTTCAGCATCTTTAGGTGCAGCAACTACAGATTACAGTTCTACAAATGAAGTAGCAAATGGTAATGGATACACAACAGGTGGAAATACTCTTGTAAACACTGGCGTAGGTTTAACTTCTACAACTGCGTTCACAGATTTTTCTGATACATCTTTCACTTCAGCGTCTTTCACAGCGAATGGTTGTTTAATTTATAACACACAAGCTAACGGCGGATCTGGTACTACAGAAGCTGTATGTGTTGTAGCTTTTGGTGGAGACAAAACTGTTTCTTCAGGAACTTTTACAATTCAGTTTCCAACTAACGACGCATCGTCTGCTATTCTGAGACTAACAGCATAGGGAGTAAATCCTTATGTCTGTAACCAGAACTTTCACAGTAACGGTAGTAAGCACCGGTTCCGGCAATAAGTATTTTATTGATGGCGTACAACAAGACACATTAAATTTAGCTGAAACTGCAACTTATAAGTTTGATCAATCAGATAGTTCTAATTCTAGTCACCCGTTTAGGTTTTCTACAACAAGCGATGGTTCGCATTCTGGAGGAGATGAATACACTACAGGTGTAACTACTAATGGTACTCCTGGTCAAGCAGGAGCATATACACAAATCGTAGTTGCAGCCAGCGCACCTACTCTTTATTATTATTGTACAGCTCACTCAGGAATGGGTGGACAAGCAAACACCGTAGAGGCTGATTCTTGGGGAATGTTGGCTTGGGGAGAACTTGAATTTGGTAATCAAGATAGTAACTCGGTAACTTTAACAAGTTTATCTTTTAGTGCAGAACTCGGTACATTAGTTTCTTCATCTGAACAAGGTTGGGGTAGAGATGAATGGGGCCAAGAACCTTGGGGTGAAAGTTTTAGTCCTGTAATTCCACTTACTGGTTTTAGCATAACTTCGGAGTTAGGTACCTTACCTTATGCACAATCTGAAGAAGGTTGGGGAGCGGATGAATGGAGTGTAGGTAACTGGGGACAAAATACTACGACTGTTGCAATCGATGGTTTATCAATGTCTGCATCTCTTGGACCAGAAGGTTGGGGAATAAACTCATTTGGTGATGGACAATGGGGTGGAGAATTTGCATTTAATCCAGAAAGTATAATTGTACCAACTGGTCAAACTGCATCTGCTGAAGTAGGGTCGTTAACAATTAGTAGATTAGATATGGTATTTACAATCGGTTCTGTAACAATGGGAGCTGGTTTAGGAACTTTAAGTATAAATAATGGTGCAGATCACCAACAAGGTTTATCAAGTCTTACAGCAGCTGCTGCAGTAGGATCAGCAACAGGTTTACCAAACACAATTGCATCACCATCTGGTGTAACAGCGACAGCACAAGTTGGATCTATAACCATAGGCTCAGAAGAATTAATTGATTTAACAGGAGTAGTTTTAAAAGGTGCAGTAGGATCAACTACTACAGATGCCATGAGGGTGGGTATAAGTGGCGTAACTTCAACTGCAGAAGTAGGAGCAATAGCTATAGCAAACGTTACTGTAGGATTGACAGGACAATCGATTACTGCTAATATAAATACTGTAGGTTTAGGAACGATTGGATATCAAAATGTTGACATAACAGGTAATACATCGTATACAGACGTTAACCACGCAGCTTAATAGGAGAACAAAATTATGGCATCAACTTATACGGATCTCGGTCTAGAATTAATGGCAACCGGCGAAAACGCTGGTACTTGGGGAACAAAAACAAACGCTAACTTAAGTTTAATTGAACAATTAACAGGTGGATATCTTTCTCAAGCCGTAACTGATTCAGGAACACCAACAGCTTTAACAATAGCAGACGGTGCTTTAACTGGTACAGCTCAACAAAGAGTTATAGAATTAACAGGAACAATATCTGGAGCAAGAATTGTAACTTTTCCATTACTTACAGAAAATATTTACATTATTAAAAATAGTACGTCAGGAGCATACACACTGCAATTAAAAGCAGTATCTGGTTCAGGTGCAACAGTTACTTTTTCAGCTACTGACAAAGGATACAAACTTATTTATCTTGATGGTGTTGCAACAAACACAGGTGTTTATGATGCAGCTTTATCACCAGCAGGTACAGTAACAGAAACTGGTACTCAAACTCTAACAAACAAAACTCTAACCGCTCCTAAAATTGGAACATCAATTTTAGATACGAATGGTAATGAATTATTTTTATTAACAGCTACAGGTTCAGCAGTTAATGAATTAACATACGCAAATGCAGCTACTGGAAATAGTCCCTCTTTTACAGCTTCTGGAGAGACTAATGTGGGTATTAATTTAGTACCTAAAGGTACAGGTACTTTGCAGTATGACGGAAATGAAGTATCAACAGTAGGAAAAGCTATTGCAATGGCAATGGTTTTCGGATAAGAATAACACAAGGAGAAAATAAATTATGGCAAACCCGAATATAGTAAATGTAGCAACAATCAATGGTGGTAACCTCGGTTTCAATCTATCAGCTACAGCAACAGCAACTTTATTAACAGTTGGAGCAGACGTAATATTAAAAATTAACAGAATTACTGTAGCAAACGTAGACGGTTCTAGTTCAGCAAATGTAGATTTATTTGTTGACGGAATGGGTAGCGGTGCAACAGGTATATCAGCAACAGGTGCTGCAACAGTATATTTAGCAAAAACAGTAGCGGTCCCAGCTGACTCTACTCTTGTACTTGTAGACTCTCCAATCTATTTAATGGAAGCAGACATTCTAAAAGGCGGAGCAAGTGCTGCGGGAGATTTAGATCTTTACATATCTTACGAAGTATTAAACGACGCGTAATAGAGGGGAATAGCTTATGGCTCATTTTGCTCACTTAAACTCAGAAAACAAAGTTATCCGTATTTCTGTTGTGTCTAATGATATAGAAACATCAGACGGACCACTGGGAGAAAACGATATGCATGTTGATGGTGAAACTTGGTGTCAAAACTTTCATAGTGGAAAACCTTGGACTGTAGATAATGGAATTGTTTCATGGAAACAATGTTCTTATGGTGGTTCTTTTAGAAAAGCTTATCCTCAAATAGGCGCAACGTATGATTCAGTTAGAGATGAATTTGTTCAACTACAACCTTATCCAAGTTGGACTTTGAATGCTACTAACGATTGGGTATCTCCTTTAGCAAACAATCCAGAATTTGGTTCAAGTCAAGATTGGGATGCTGGAGCTACGATGCCATCTTGGGATGAAGAAAATCAAAGATGGACTTCTATTAGAACTGAAGGACAAGAAAATCCAGATGTTTGGAATCCATCAACACAACAATGGGACTTAGCATAATATGGCAACAGTAGTTACAACATTAAATTATTTAACAAGCACTAGAGCGGGAAACACACTAAGAGACAACGGTGGTTTTTCAGGAATATCTTATATTCCTTCAGCAGCAGTTTCTGAAGCTTTTACAACATTTACCGCGGATGGAACTTTTTCTCCTCAAGGGGGAAGTGCTGATCTAACTGTAGTTACAGTTGCTGGTGGTGGCGGAGCTGGGTCTCAAGGATATGGATCTGGCGGCGGTGCTGGAGGTGTTAGAAGTGCAACAAATATATCAAACCCAGGATCTTCTGTAGGTGTTACAGTTGGTGGTGGTGGTGCAGGCGGAAATGGTACTCCAGGAAGTGACGGCGGAAATACTTTTATAGGACCTTCTCCTAGTCCAGTATTCATATGTAGTGGTGGTGGTGGCGGACCCCCAGGCAATAACGAAACTGGTAGACCAGGAGGATCTGGATCTGGTGGAAATCAATCTACTGGAGGAGCCGGTAATGCAGGAGGATATAGTCCATCTGAAGGTAACGCTGGCGGAACACAACAATGGCCAATGAGCGCTAACCCAGCAAAAGCTGCAGGTGGCGGAGGAGCTGGCGGATCTGGACAACCCGGACCTGGCGGAAGAGCTGGTGGAGCTGGTAGAGATATGACACCTGTAATTCCATCTCCAGAAGGTGGTGGAACATTTGGTGGCGGAGGAGCTGCAGGAGCATTTTTCAACCCACCTGCATCTGGAGGATCTGGTGGAGGAGGTTCATCCGGAACTAACGTTCCAGGAAGAAATGGACAAGCAAATACTGGAGGCGGCGGAGGCGGCTGGGGTCATGGTGGCCCAACAAATTATCCAGGCGGAGCTGGTGGATCTGGAAAAGTTTTAATTAAAGAATCTACTGAACCTGCAGCTAATCAAGGCGGGATCTGGAATCAACAAGCACATTATTTATACGTTCTTACCGGTAAACTGGGATAAGTGATCCTTGAAAAATTAGATATATTACCACAAGGTGATATAGAAAATATAGAAAAAATAGTAAAAGATTATAACTTCCCTTGGTTTTATAGACCATCTACTTTAAATAATTTTCCTTATAATTCTCATGCTTTACTAGATCCAAATATTGGTAAAAATTCTCCACACTATGATTATTTTAAAAAAATTTTTGATAGGTTATGTGAAAGATCTAATATTAAAGTAAATAAAATTTTAAGAATGAATATTAACATGAGTTTTTATAATTCAGCTAAACATGCTGATTTACACGTAGACCATGATTTCCCTCATAAAGTAATGATACTATATTTAAATAATGCGTCTGGAAACACATTAATATTTAATGAAACATTTAAAGAAAAAAAACAACCTCAAATAGACTATGAAAGTAATTGGTATAAAATTCAAAAAGAACATACCCTTAAACACACGATAGTTCCTAAAAAAAATAAAGTTGCTTTTTTTGATGGAATAAATTATCATGCTCAAGAATTTTGTAAACCGAATGAAGAAAGAATAATTTTTATATGCACTTTCCAATAACTATTATAGATAATTTTTTTGATGAACCAGATAGAATTACAACGTTTGCAAATTCTTTACAATACTATCCAAGGCAAAAAGGAGATTATTGGTATGGTTCAAGAAGTAAACCTTTACATGAAATTGATAAAGGTTATTTTGAATGGTCTAGTCAAAAAATACTACGTGCTTTTTATAAAGATGAAACACATCATGTTTGTAATACTTGTTTTCAAAAAACACCTGGAATAAAAAATATATCTAATGAGGGATGGATACATACAGATAAATGTTTAATGGCTGCAATTATATATTTAGATAAAAATAATATTTCTGGGACTAATTTTTATAAATCTAAAATTTTTGGTAAAGAAAAGTTTGTTAGTTCTAAAATACATAATCAAAATAATTTTACAGAAAAAGAATTTGAAAAAGCAAGAAATCAAAATAATTTACATTTTAAAAAAACGGTAGAAGTTGAGGGTTTGTATAACAGAGCTGTAATATATGATGCTAAAATATATCATGGTGCAGATTTACATCCAACAAACACCGAAAGATTAACACAAATTTTTTTCTTTTACAGTATAGATAAAGAATGGTTTCCTATAATTTCAATAAGAAAGTTTGAAGAATGAAAATAAATTTATGTTTTCCGACTGTAATAGGATTTAGTGATTGTCCTTTTATTGATGAAATAAAAGAACCCTATAAAAAAATAATATCAGATTATAAATATGAAGCAAATGGTAGATGTGATAAAAACATACATTTGAATCCTAAGTTTAGTAGACTAACTGATTGGATAATAAGTGAGTTAAATAAGTATGTTGAAGGACATCTTTACAAAGATAAATATGAATGCACGGAGTCGTGGCTAATAGATTATAAACTAGGTACCTATCAACCAATACACAATCATCCTGGTTTTGTTTTTTCAATTTTGTTTTTTTTAGAAGGATATGAAGATGATGTTAATTTAACTTTTTACCATCCTGTTGACGATATGATGAATCCTTTAAATAACACAGCAAAACAAAAAGGAGAAACGAATGATTTCACACACAGAGAAATATACTATAAACCTAAAACAGGAAGATTAATTATATGGAGAAGTAACATAA